ATACTCGCCTGCGAATGCCTCAAAAACTCTTCTACCAAAATTGTTTTCTTTTGCAACTTTGATATCATCTTTAAGTTGTGATAATTCGCTAGTAAGTGATTTTTCAACTGCTTTCTCAACAACACCAGCCGCTTTAGTAACAAAACGTTGTTTAGCGTCAGAGATAAGTTTTTTACCTTCTGATACTAATTTAACTTTTTGTTCTACAACTGCTTTTTTGTCGTTTTCAAATTCAGTTAACTCTTTTGCTAATTGTTTAACAACGAAGTTTTCCAATTTAGCAAAATTGCTTTGCAAATCTTTCTTATCTGCGTGTAGTTCTTTTACTTCTTTAGCTAATTGTTCAGCAACAAAAGTGTCTACTAAACCTAAATGTTTATCAACATTAGTTTTGTAAGCAACTCTTTCTGCCGCCAATGCGTCTTTGTCAGCCTTAAATTCTTCCATTTCTGAAACAAGTCTGTCAGTTAGCATTTTGTCCATAGCTTCAACGATTTGACCTTTGTCACTTTCGTAACGTTGAGCAAATTCATCGCGAAGTTCAGCTGTGATCTCTTCTCTGGCTTCGTCTAATTTCGATTTCCAAGTTTCTTGTATTTGATTTCTCAGTTCTTCTGAAATTCCATCTTGTTCAAGAATGCCTGTAAAAATATCTGCCATGAGTAGTTCTCCTATAACTTCAGCTCTTTTATTAATTTCGTCATCTCTTCTTTGAGATAACGTTCAGCCCTACGATCATAAACTGAATCAGCACCAAGACCATAAATTCGTCTGCCGCCTCTCATGTTCATAAGACTTTCATATATTGCTTTCGGATAAGCATCCGGAGCCGATGGCTGAGCTACAATATCTACAGTAACGATTTCAAAATCAGCAACTTGTCCTGATTCGTTTACGTTTCCTGTACCTCTTGAGCTTACACCTAATTTCGCTCCACTTTCCAAAAGTGTTTTAACAATGTTCCCCATTGGGGTTGGTAAAATTTTAAGTTTACCAATTCCATTCGGACCGTCCATCCACATACTTTCAATCATATGTGATACACGATCCAAATTTACTGTTAATTCTTCAGGATGATCGGCTTCACCAAGAACTGACAAACCACCTTTAAGTCTTTCATCAATTGAGTTTACTGCCTTTTGAATTTCATCTAAAGGATAAACTCTTTGATTTTGGTTTTTCACTCCGCCTTGGATAAAAACACCTTTCATGTATAAGTTTTTCTTGTCACCTTCGCCTTCATTAATAATTTGAATGCCGGCTTGGTCAAAAGTTAAACTTTCTAGTAACGGTTTTACCATATTGACGATCTCCTAATCTCTTTTACTTCTAGTATTCAACCTATGCACTTGCTTTTGGTTTTGGTGCAGGTGCTAATTTAGCCTTCTCCTGTTTTGGACTGTCTGGATTGTCCTTAACAGCAGGTGCTTTTGAACCTGACTCTTCGCCACCTTGAGCAATGTTACCAGCGTCGCCGCCCATATCATTTTTTGATGCAACTGGTGATTTAGTACTATCTGAACCATCTGAATGGCTAACTGCCACTTTTGATAATTCAGTTGCTTCTTCTAAATCTTCTGCGTCTTTTGAATCTTCTTCAGAGGCTTCAGTAGCAATTTCGTCTGCAACTTCAACTGATTCTTCTGGTGCAATTGCAATTGGCATTTCTGCTTCTGCATCACCTTCTAAATCATCTGCCGCTTCTTCTGAATCGCCATCTTCGTCACTCATCATTTTTTCAAATTCTGCTTTAAGATCTTCTAAAGCATCTTCTAAGTCGTCAACTCTGTCTTCTACTTCTTCTTCTGAATCAGCTGGTGCTTCTGCATCGTCAGATGCTTCTTCGTCATCACCTTCTTCATTAGTTTCTTCATGCTCAATTTCTTCAGCACTAGTATCAGCTTCGTCTTTAACTGTATTAATTAAATCTTCTTCAGAATCACCTGTACCAGCTACTGTTTCTTCAACTTCAGTTTCAGCATCAGCTTCTTTAGTTTCTTCAACAGCTTCTTCGTCTTTTGCTTCTGTTTCAGTTACTTCTTCGTCTTTTGCTTCTTCTTTAGTTTCTTCTACAGCTTCTTCTTTTGATTCATCTGTAGCTTCAGTAGTAAGATCTTCTTCAATCTCATCAGTCTGGTTGTCGATTAATTCTTCATGAATTTTTCTAGCTTTCTCAACAATTACATCATGTAAAAGCTCTTGAGCTTTATCAGATTCATTGTTTACTAGATATTCTAGAACTTGTTCTAGCTTTGATCTCGTTGTAGACATATCATATCTCCTAAATCTTATTCACGTGAATATATTTAGACACGTATTTCGTGTCGACTATAACTTATATTTAACATAATTATAGGATATTATAGGCAAAGAAGCCTATTTTGAGCCATTTTTCAGGCTATTTGTAATAAAACCGTAATATTGGGCTTTATTGTACTGGTTGTGCGTACATTGTCGCTACAAATTCTTTATTTTTCTCAAAATCAGCTTTACGCATTTCACGTACTTTACGCAACTTATTCAAGTGCTTTAAAGTTAGTTTAGTTTTACGGCTATCAGTAATTTTAGCTTGATGAAACTGATCATCTTCTGGAAAATAGGTTTCTTTAATAACTTCTTTATAACGCATAATAATATTTACCTTTTTATACCTTTTCTAGCTCTTCCACGTAACTTCTTTAATGATGTATTCATTTTTTTAGTACGTATAGAAGCTGGACTATACTTTTTAGTATATGACGATTTAGCACCTTGTATACTACCTTTAGCTCTACGTGTACCTTTCATTCTGTTACTTTGCTGTACATTTAATGGTGCATTACACGTTTCTGGTTTAGCAACAATACGTCCTTTACGTGGACCTGATGGACAACGAAACTTTCTAGTTAGTTTTCCTTTTTTAGATCCTGATCCAAATTTACCTGGTGATCTTCCAAATATCTGAAATGCTCCAGTTGGCTTTGCTTCACTAACTGATTCAAAACAATATAGTTCTGTATTGCTAATTTCATAAATCTTCATAATAGTATACCTTCATTATTATTTATAATAATAATGTGTGTGTTAATATTATGCTTGATCTGTTGGATTTGGTTCACCGCCACCTATTGGTGGAGTTTCTCCAGTTGCCTCTGGTGCATCTACGTCTGCATCTGCGGCTGGTTCTGCCATTGGCATTGGTGCCGCACCCACATCACTTAAACCACCTAAGCCGCTACCCATATCATCACCTTGTGCTGTTGGTCCTGCCGTTTGAGCATTTTCTTCTGCCCATAGGTTTTCGTATTGATAAATTTCTGATTCATCAAGACCAAGATAACGTTTCATTGCAAAACGTTTAGACATAAATGGAATACCTTGTAATTGTGTAAAGATACTTGTTTGTTGATTATCAATTTCAATCTGTCTGTATTTGCCAAAGTTTTGTGGTTCATTAAATTGTAACTCAAACGATCCTGAATCAATTTCAATACCTCTATGTTTTAAGAACATTTTAAATTCTCTATCAATAGTTGGTTGTATCATTGATTGTAAACGTTTGATATATTTTGTAAATCTAAATTCTTGTATATATGCTGTACCTACTCTACCATCAGTAAATGCTGAACCTGGATCTTCTGGTGTTGATGGCAAATAACTTGATGGAATTCTTAAACCTTTCATCAATTTATTATTAAAGTATTTTAAATCATCAATTTCACCTAAGTTTTGACCACCTGGTAATGTTTCAACTTTTGATCCTCTACCTTCAGCCGTTTGTGCAAAGAAATAATCTTCAATCATTGATAATGGATTATAAGCGGCATCCATTACATTTGCACCACCACCTGTTTTATTTGGAATACGTTTTTGGTGTATTTCGTTTTTAACTCTTTCAATAAATGCCATTGCTTTATTTGTTGGCATATTACCTACGTCAATATAAAATACTCTACGTTCAGGTGCTCTTTGAACTCTATAAATGATAATAGCATCTTCTAATAATTCTTTTTGTTTGTATACTTTAAATATACTTTCTAATACTGATGTACCAAAAGGCCAAAATCTATCCATTCCTTCTGATAATGAAATGTGTGCAATATGCGAAGCATCAACTGGTGTTGTTTTTACTTCTTGTGTAAACCTACCACCTGTTGCTGTACTAATTGCTGTAGTTACTCCTTGGTATTTTGCATCTGTGGCAAAAGGCATACTACCACCTTGGAAAGCAATTGGTGCCGACATTTTATATTGACTCATTGTTGTTAAGTTTAAATTTTGTAAATTTAAATCTAAATCTCTAATAAAGTATGCTTCTGGTTTTTTACCTTTACCTTCGTTAACAATAATTTTATCAATTTTACTTTGATCAACCCAAAGTAACTTATATGTTTCTGGATCTCTTACAAATACTTGATCTCCATACTTAATAGTATTTCTAAATAATTTAAAACATCTTTTGTCCCAATCATTTACATTTGACCATTGTTTGATTGCTTGGTTTAAAATTTCTGTTTCTGTATCTGTTGGTTTATCTTTATAAAATATTTTAAATGGAGCACCTGTTTTTGGATCTACCTGAGTAGCAAATTCTGAAATAGTATCTAATGAAGCATTAATTTCAGTATCTAAATCCATTTGATCATATTGATAATAACGTTCAATACGATTTGGCTGTCCTGCATATACTTCTGGTAACCATGTGCTATATTTTGAATTCGTAGAACTTCCGCCTGGTGTTCCAGCATTACCAATTACTGACTGTTGCCCTAATTTTGTGCTATATTCTGTAAAGTGTTTTTTCCAACTCATTGTTTGTACGTACCTTTATAAGAGTATTTATTAAAATTATATAGTATTTTAATAAAATAAGCAACCATTAATTAACTAACTATTTTCTCAGTATTGGCCTTATTAGAATTGATTGACTTCTGTAATAGTGAATTTGCGTTTTGTAATTCCATAATCATACGTTCATAGTAGTTTTTAGTTGGATCTTGGTTTGGATCACCTTGGCCTGTCATTGGCAAGTATTGACGCATAATTCTCATTTTAGCACTAGCTATTTTTTCACCATCCATCATATCAGTTACTGTTCCGCCGCCTGTAGCAGTATTACTAGTACCTGCTAACTCTGAAGCGTCTTTTTTAACTAGTCTATTAGCGGCCAATGTTTTTTCATAATCATAATCATTACCAAATTCATTAA